TTAATTTATCGGCCCTGAAACCGTTCCACAACAACCAGCCGCATATATACATGGGGCCTCGGGTCATTACGTCTTCTGTTGTTGGGAACGTATGGTAATTTCGGTCTAGGCTATCGTCGCAGAAGTGTTCAGGCTTCACTTCAACACCGGACATCAACAGGGTCTGGCAGGTGCCAGCTCCTCCATGGAAGTACACTTGTTCTACTTCTTGGAAGACTGCTGTATGATCGGTGCGTAATAGCTGCCGATGGGCTAATCGAATGTTCACGGGGATGATGTCCTCGCCTTCACTGCCGCTCAACCAAAAGACCCCTTTACGATCCTCTTGTGATAATCCCCTCGTCTTCACCAAACGGGTTCGCCCGTCGGTGGACCTCGGGAATATACTTTCCCGGAGAGACCCGACCCGAACGGTCGGTGATAATGTTTTCATGAACCAACCGGACAGAATTGTTTGCCAGTTGCTCACCGGGAAGTTAAAAGGGTTAATGTAGGCTTCAGAGGGGCTTAGCGAATAACTAGTGGTTTTTGTTTTAAGACCAATGAGCGGTTGCAGTGTGTGCTTAAACGGCAAGTGCTGAGTAGTTAGTAGTTGGAAATACTCGGTTCTCGCGTCGCTTAAATCTCCTGCTCTTAACCGTCTCAAATGGTCGGCACCACCGGTATGTAGCTTACCGTGATGAACTCGATTACCTTGTTGCGCTATGTATCTCACGAGCCAATCCATGGGGACATGGTCACCGTGACTTCCGAAGGAGTACACCGCTAGCGCGTCGTGTATGGTGTGGTGTCTTCCTGTGTCGGGATCGATGGCGATTGCTTCTCCGCCATCTAATCCAGTGTTCTGTGTTAATAATGGGTGTGTGTCTGGCATAGGGCAATTAGACTGGGGATCATATTGTTGACCCCTGGTACAATGCCACCAATAGAACGTGCCAAACAAGAGCAAAACTGACGATGAAGTCAGGAATCCCATTGTTGCCAGACCTACGCTTAATATAGCCCCTAGGACTCTTAAAATCTCTATTAGGGGATTGCGTAAGGTGAACGCGCTAGTCTGGCGAACCATTTGTTCGAGTATTTGTATTGGCACATACGCTCGTGCCGATGACCTCATCATTTGTCCCGTTGCCGAATTAATTGTCTCGACGATGTATTCAAACGGATAGTTACCATCTGAGAGCAGGCGGTTGCCATACACCCTGTGGGTGAAGTCTTCAGATGTACGCGAATCCGGAATACGTCGAACGGCCCCCCAAAATAACCTGCTCCATGTTATCAGGTGTTCCTTGACGGTTTGAGCGTTTACCGTCGCGCCAATTGACGTTAGTCGTAGGCTGGCGTTGGCCACCGATTGGCGAGCCGACCCGCCAGGTCCGAAAATATAGTCGTGGGTATGTTCCGCCCCCCTGGTAACTATAGCCATGGCGGTTGAATTGCTAGTGGTTATGTACACAGCCCCAGCTATTGGTATACTTGACACCAATATGATGGGACCGAGTTTAACCACAGTCCTACCCATCCGTCGGAGGATATCCATAGTTAATGTGTCTTTATAGGCCTCTGTAGAATTGCGCCAGGAGATAGTATCATCACTGGCCATATTCCAAGGTTGATAGACTCGATTATCTACGGACCCGCACCCCAGTTTGCCAGTGAACGTCGTCATTGATAATGGCTGGCTGGGGATTTCGCCGACGCGGATGGATCGGATATTCGGGGCATGTGTCTCTACCATTGCTGCACTGTGCTCGCCTTCACCACCGAAAGATCGGCAGCTCAAGACATGCCCGCAAGGGGACTTAGGTGTCAAGGCACTATATAAAAAGCCAGCTGGTAGGTCAATTGAATTGTTGCACTCGCAGAAATAACGCCTGAGCTCAGGTCGGA